GCAAACGCAGGAACCGCACCCGCACGCAGCCCGTGCCGCAGCCGGATAACATGACCAGCGGGGCAGCGTCGGAGGCGTTTACCTTTGGCGACCCGATCCCGGTGCTGGACCGCCGCGAACTGCTGGACTACGTGGAGTGCGTTATCAATGATCGCTGGTATGAACCGCCCGTAAGCGTTGACGGGCTGGCGCGTACGTTCCGCGCCGCCGTGCATCACAGCTCACCCATCAGCGTGAAGTGCAATATTCTGGCGAGTACCTTTATCCCGCATCCGCTACTGAGTCAGCAGGCGTTCAGCCGCTTTGCGCTGGATTACCTGATTTTCGGCAATGCCTACCTGGAGAAGCGGACCAGCCGCCTCGGTAACGTGCTGAAGCTGGAGCCGTCGCTGGCAAAGTTCACCCGGCGCGGCCTCGACCTGGATACATACTGGTATGCGCACTATGGCATCAGCACGGAGCCTTATGAGTTCGAGAAGGGCAGCGTGTTTCACCTTATGGAGCCGGATATCAATCAGGAGATTTACGGCCTGCCGGGCTACCTGTCGGCTATCCCGTCGGCGCTGCTGAATGAGTCGGCTACGCTGTTCCGCCGGAAATATTATATGAACGGCAGTCACGCCGGTTTCATCATGTACATGACCGACCCGGCGCAGAGCCAGCAGGACGTGGACAACATCCGCAGCGCCATGAAAAGCGCAAAGGGCCCTGGCAACTTCCGCAACCTGTTTATGTACAGCCCGAACGGTAAGAAAGACGGCATTCAGATCATCCCGCTGTCAGAGGTGGCGGCAAAGGATGAGTTTCTGAACATCAAGAACGTGAGCCGCGATGATATGCTGGCGGTGCATCGCGTGCCGCCTCAGCTGATGGGAATTATCCCCAGCAACACGGGCGGGTTCGGTGACGTGGAAAAGGCCAGCAAGGTGTTTGTGCGTAATGAATTAATTCCGCTGCAGAAGAGGTTAGAGGAAATGAATGAATGGTTGGGTGAGGAGGTTGTTCGCTTTAATCCATATATGTTAGAAATTTAATAGCAAATAACTAAGCCCGATATGCTTCGGGCTACAATTATTTCATCATACTTTAGTTAAAAGAACTTGCTGAATGAAACTGAATTAAAAGCACTACAAGAAATTGAAGATTAATTTACCTATTGCCGGGAGAATAAATCGCATTTTTGCAATGGAACTATTCTAGTGGAAAACTGCTACCATCACGGCTATAGCTGTAATATTCAAGTGACCAGCGTTTATATTGGCGCTCCATAGATTTTGTAAAGGCGCCTTCGCTAATGACATCAATTGCTTTTACATTAAGATTAGGAATTGAGTCCAATATTGATTTTAGTCTGCTGATGATTTCAGGTGCATCAGTTTTGTTAAACTGTCGATATGTTTTTCCATCGAATTCTTCAGGTGCGAGAATGAGCACCTTTACATCGTAAGCATCCGTAGGGGAGACTTCACTGAACGGATGTACGCTTATATATACACCAGAGCAAAAGCCAAACTTTTCACTTTTCCATAGGCTATGAAATCGGCTTTTCTTAGTATCTAAACGAACATTCCATTCATCAGGGAATGTTGGCTGCCTAAACCTATCTGCCAACCAATTCAATAACTTATCTAGTCCTAACTCAGGCCAGACTAAACTACTGTCTGGTGTATGATTTAATAGCAGTTGCCGTTCTATGGTTAAAAATATTCGTGATAAACACTCAAAATAATGCTCCTCACCATTTTTTAGTAACGGGAAATGATAAGTTCTAGGCTGCTTAAGGTTACAGAAAGCATTATTCTTTTCGCATGGATAGCACAATGTTACTTGAACATATGGTTCTGTTTCAAAGCTATCATGTACTAAAGCACAATCATTTAAAACAGGGATAAGATAAGCTGCGCGCTGAACATTAACGGCAGCTTTTATGTCATCAGGTAATAAATCAAATAATTGAGAGTTTGCTTGAGACTTCAGGTCAATGAAAGCCCCTCTTTTCCATCCAGACTTTAGCCAATCATCGCGACCTAATGTCATTTCAATTTAACCCCAATTACGCCTGAGAATGTAAATGTCGTTTATATAATCCGTCAATTTCAGAATAATTTCTGTCATATAACGAAATAAGCTTGTCATAATCAAGTTCTTCTTTAGTCAGTTCAGCCAAGAATCCACTTTCATAATGATTGTTAAAGACATACTTCGCGAAGAATGGACGATGCTCTTGATCCATTTCATCTCGTAAAGACATGATTGTATGAACGCGCTGAGCAATTTTACTCTGTACTTTGGTTTCTGGATTTTTTTCCCAGTTATATAAGGTTTTCCTCTCAACCTTCAATATGGCTGCCCAATTTGCAGTTTTAAAACCCAAATCTTTTTGAACCATTTTACTAATTTCACCAATTCCTTTTGGTTTTGATACTTGCATCTCAGAAATCGCAGATACTGAACCATTCTGATTGGTGGCCGAATTATTTTTTACAATACTGACACTTGGCTGCGTTGTAACTGGTTTAGTAGAAGCAACAGCTAAGGTAGCCATTAGTAAAACCTTGGCCATAGCTGATACCTTGACGCCAGTTGTAACTGGTGCGTTAGCATGTTTTGCAAACATGTGTGGAGGGATAGGTGCCGCTCCATTATTTGCAGTCTTAAAACTTGAAGGTAAGTAGTTCATAATCACTCCTTACGTTGAAATTTTTGCATATGTTATTTCACTATAAACCTGATTCGCTAAGTTTCTCAAGTCCTTAAATTTTAACATGACATCATTGAGATCGTACTCATCCATACCTTCAGTCTTATGATACACAGCATCAATATCAAGATGTGCCCAAACGCCCGGCAATGTATCCGTTGGCTGAAAACCGATGTCTACGGGTAAATCGCCAAGATCTCCAGCTAATTTCTGGCCGTCGATTCCTACCCCGGAATTGATGTTGATAAAGTACTTCCCAGACTGATACCTTGCCTGATGGTTGGACCCTGCCAAAAGCAATCCATCAAGACGCAAATCAGGTTGCAAAAATTCTTGTCTTTTATATATTTTTGAAAAGTGATCTTTCTCGTCTAATTCATAATTATTTATAAAGCGAAAACCTATAAATGATGTATGATAAATGCCGAATTTATCTGCTAATACTCTAATCAAACCTTCTATTCTGCTTTTGAATTTTTCAAAGCCTTCATAGTTTTTTGTCTGTACAATCACATTATCTCTTGCAATTCGTACCCCCCAGTCCTTACTCGCTGAGCTTAGGTTTAAAATCTTTTGAGACGATTGCGAAAACTGTTGCCCCTGTGAATCGTGTGTAGGAATATCGAACTGAAAAGTAATTATTTTATCGTTATCATTTTTAATGGGATAAATTTTGCGCAGTTCTTCTTGAACTGAATCAGCAGCTTCGTTGAATTTACTTTCTGTGATTTCTCCGAACTGGACTTTAGCCAGTACATAGGCCAAGTTCTCGCTCATAACCACCTCCGTTGAATTGTCTACGCCGCCCTCTAAAAAGAGGGTAGGCGATTTTTACACACTTTTCCTCGCATAGCATCAAAAATTACACAGATTTATCCTATACGCTACTTTATCCATGCTGGCGCGCGCTCGTAGCCCCGCCACGCCTGCCCGCTTTATGGAGTGGTTTTCATGCAGGTGCATGACATAAACAAAAGCCCGCCAGTACTGGCGGGCCGGAGGGTAAACGATCCTTTTGGGATCATGCGGATTCATGCAGCATAGACATGCACTCACGCGCACAGTGTCAGAACAGGGTTAGATTGTTATCTGGCGTGGTAAATTTCTTTTCAACCTGGACAGAATTTTTCATCGCCTGCAGATAAAGCAGACCCTGCGAAAGAGAGACAGGGGCAGAAATCTCAAGCCAGAAAACATAATCATAAGTCCGGCCTAACCAGAAGCCGCCGCCGTTCTCTTTTGGCCGCTGAAAGAAAACCAACTCGCCAGGCGCATAATCAGTCAGGCTTTCGCCCCGGTAAACTACCTGAAAATTTGAATCGCTTCCGGCCATCGCCTAACGCCTCGCAATGCTCGTTGTTCAACCTTGCCAGCGCCAAAAGTGAATTTTGACGTAAGCAACGTTATCAGTGTTGATACTGCCAGCTGTCGTCTTCCCATACTGCCTGCAGAATATCCATAACATTCTTTTTATCATCGTCCTGCCTGACTCCGCTCAACGTAACGCCGCTGGCGCT